CCCAAGAAAGGCCTACAGCGGATGAAGGTTCTTAATCCTAACTTTATTATTAGAGTAGAAAACGAGTATGGATATCTCACGGACTTTTTGCAAGAAATTCCAGAAGGAAACGATTGGGCAGCATATGGCAGCGTTGCGGATAATATGGCGGGAACCAAGTATCTTACGCTAGATAGAAACCAGATTGTTCACTTCCGTCTCCGCACCTCGGACCCAGCGTTCTACCCTTACGGTAAGTCGATTGCGGCATTGGCTATTAGAGTATTCCGCTCTTTAAAGCTGATGGAAGACGCGATGCTTATCTATCGCCTGTCTAGAGCCCCTGAAAGAAGAATCTTCTATATTGACGTTGCTAACATGCCAGCCACGAAGGCTGAAATGTTCATCGAAAAGGTTAAAGAGAAGTTCAAGAAAGAAAAATACTACGACAACAACACGGGCCAGATTGATTCCCGTTACAATCCTCTCAGTGCTGATGAAGATTTCTATGTTCCTACGAGAGGAAGCCAAGGTACGAAGATTGATACTCTTCCCGGAGCCCAAAACTTAGGTGAGGTTGACGATGTTCGTTACTTCCGTGACAAGCTTCTGGCTGCTCTTAAGATTCCTAAGGACTACATTGTTGAGAAGGATAAATCCCCAGAGCGTAAGGCTAACTTGTCGCAGTTGGATGCTAAGTTTGCCAGAGTTATTGGTAGAGTTCAGCAACAAGCTGAGATTGGCTTAGAGCAGATTGCCCGTAGACACTTAGCACTTGTTGGGTTCCCTGCTCACCTCATTAAAGATGTGAAGATCCAACTTCCCGATTGCAGTGATGTCTTTACCAAGCGTAAGATGGAGATTGACGAGCAGAAAGCCCGTGTGGTACAGGCTGTTGTTGGCTTAAACCTATTCCCCAAAGAAACCATCTACAAAGAGTTCTACGATATGACCGATCAAGAGATTGAGCATACCATGGAGCTTATGAAGGCTGAGAAGGAAGAGCAGCAAGCCGACGAGCAATCGCAGATGCAGGGTCAGGAAGACATCGCTCAAAAGGGTAAGGACCAAGATATGGACCGAGACCAACAGGGCAAGGATGCAGATGCTGCTAGAGATGAGGGTGGAAAGCAAGCTGACCACGAACGAGGGATGGAAGCCGAGAAAGCTAAACCTAAACCCAAAAAAGAATCTATAGACTCGGAGAACTTGTCCACTCTAATGAGGCTAAAACAACAAATTATTCGTGAAGAAGGACAAGAAAGCAAAAGATTGGATGCTATTGAAAGGATAATCTCCAGAAATGTGAAGATTCCCAAAAATAATAGAGAAAGATCTTAACTATATAACCATAGTCTATAATAACATAAACCAAGGAGTTAGATATGTTTGACCATTTATTCGAAAACCGAAATTCAACCGTTACCAACCTATTAAAGTTAGGGGATTGCCTAGGACGCTCATTACGAGAGAACATTGAGCTTTTTTCTATTGATAGTGAAGCTAAGAAAGTGGCTTATTTAAGTGAAGAGGGGAAGGTGATCTCGGGAGAGTACGATTTTGATGAAAACATCACTTTCTCTAAGATCCAAGTTCAAGAGTCGGACATCTTTAGCGATAACGAAGTCTTTGATTCCCATGTGGAAGACAAGGTTACTTCGTTTGTAGGTGGTTTAAACTCTGATGACTACCGTGACGCAGACGAAAGCTTTGGTGAGATTCTTGGTTTATGGGAGAACAGGCTGAAGTTTGAGAATGTTAAGAACCGTTTAGAAGAGAAAAGCTCTTTGTTCTCAGAAAGCCAGACCATTGTTAACACTGAGCAGTTCCAACGCTTCTTAGAAGTGATGCCTCAGATTACGGATTTCTTGGAGGAGCAGAGAGATACTATTCAAGAAGTGCAAGAAATTGAAAATGCTATTAAGCTTTCTAACTCCGTTTCGCAAGCATTTGATTTTCCTCGCATCTCGTATGAAACTTTGGTGGAAAACCCAGAGTATCGTATCTCGAAAGGTCTTAACAAGTCGGTTTACGAGTTAATCTGTAAGCAAGAGCTTGTAAAGAAAGAGCTTATGGAATCCAAAAAGAACTTTGAAGATGTTTGGGCGACTAATGCTAAGATTAGACACCTTGCTACTTTAGTTTTTGAAGAGTCCGATGAGGTTATTCTTGAAAACTTAGTGGAAGCCATTATTGAAGTTCCCTTTTTAGCTCTTACAACTAAAAAACAACTCGTTGAAAGCGTGAGCAACGCCTTTAGCTTGAGTGACAGCAACGCCATCTCCACTAAAGAGATCAAAACTTTTGTTGCAAAGCTTTTTGAAATGAAAAAGCCTATTAAGCAGGTTATTATTAATCTCCTTAACGAAAAATACGGTATCAATGTACAGAATCTGAAGAGTGCTGCTACTTTTAGTAGTCTTGCTGAGACTCAAGTTGTTATCTTTGAATCCTTAACTCGTTTAGCTCCTAAAGGTAGCATTATTAAAGACACGTTATCTGAGTTAAGTAAAATGCTTAGAAATAAAAACGGTGTAGAGGTAATTGATGTTAATGATGTTATCCAAGAATGCTTTGAGACCTGTGGGTATGATAAGTTCTGTGAGGATTTCCGCTTAGTTGAGAACATTTCTTTTGAAAATATTCTTGATGAAGAAGTTAGTGTGGTTGAGCTATTAGAAAAAGCAAAAGCCAAGCTTCTCATGGATAAAGCTAAGAAGAAAGCGGATGATGACAACCTAAGCCCCGAACAAGCGAAAGCTAAGAAAGCCGCTATGTCAGACGAAGACGCTGATACGGGCGAAGAAGAGCTTGAAGATGACTCCGTGCGAGCAGCCGAGATGAAAAAAGAAGCCGCTGCTCCGTTCTCTAAAGATTCGCCCATGGCGAAGGGTTCCCCAATGTCCCCTGACGCAGAAGGTGGCGACGAGGAAGAGGACGAGAAGGACAAACAAGAAGAAGACTCAGATCTTGATGTTAAACTTGGTAAGCCAGACAAGGGTTTAGACAAGTATGACGGTAAAAAGAAGAAGAAGAAGCTTACCCCAGCCCAAAAAGCGTTAGACGCAGATGGCGATGGGGATATTGAAGGTGATGATCTAAAAGCTTTAAGGAATAAGAAGAAGGTGAAAGAAGAGGCAGAACCAGAAGCTATCGTCCCTGATGAAGAGCCCAAAACCGCACCTCTCTCTAAAGATGAATTTCTTGATGCGCTAAAGGATATGGACGAGCTACTCAAAGATATCAGTCCAGAAACTGAAGAAGACGAAGTAGATACCGCTGAAACTGACGAAACTGAGGCGTAATCCATGACAGACGGTTGCGAAGGCGCGGGATACGCCCCGCTTATTCTCTCATCAATCGAAGGAGTTTGCACTGTTGTGGAACTCCCCGAGGGGGAATGTCTATGCGCTCCGATTTGTGGTTTAACTGGGGCCTCTGGAGGCAGTGGCGGTACGGGGCCAACTGGTGGTACTGGAGCTACAGGTGGAACTGGTCCCACTGGTGGTACTGGAGCTACAGGTGGAACTGGTCCTACTGGCCCTACTGGCCCAACGGGTCCAACTGGTCCAACTGGTGATACTGGTGGTACAGGGAGTAGCGGCCCTATTACGGGTAGTAAATACGTTTATTCAACTACTCATACGGGTAATCCCTCAAGTAACGGACAAACCGTAACTAACCTAGCTTCTAATCCTACAGAAATAAAAGTTTTTGATAGCGATGCTAATGGTACTGACCTTTCAACTTGGTTAGATACTTTGCGTACTGTTACAGGAACCTATAAAGGTCTTCTTACTATCTATGCTACTTTTGATGCTTCAAAATATGCGGTATTTAGAGTTACTGGTGTTACAGACAATACAACCTACTTTACGTTTGCTGGAAGCGTCATAGCTTCTACTCAAGCCAACTTAGATACTTTATTCGGCAATGGCGCAACGATTGCTGTCCAACAAGACCGTTATGGTAGTGATGGTTCTGCTGGAGCCGCAGGAACTACTGGGGAGACTGGCGGTACTGGTGGTACTGGTGGTACTGGAGCTACAGGGGCTACAGGGGCTACAGGGGCTACGGGTGCTACGGGTGCAACTGGGTTTACTGGGGGAGGCTATACCGCCATAGGTATTAGTGGTAGTGATCTATATGTGCGCTACATCAGTGAGACGGGCGCGGTTGGTGCATCTTTCACTTTAGGTAGAGTTCAAGGCCCTAGTGATATGATTGAATCCGCTACTGAGGGCGGTTGGGCAAAGGTCGGCGGCGTTTCTCCTAATGGACATTGGGGCTTTACTGGGGACGCACCTAAGAATGGTTTCATGTTGCGCTTTTATGACAGTGCAAATGGCGGGTCTGGGGGAGTTCAGCCAGTTCCCTTCCCTCTTAATATTACTTCGGTAGGCTCCGCGAAAGCTATTACTATCTTTGAAGAGGGTGGTGATTTTTCTTTCCTCAACGAAGATGGCACCACTGGTCCCACGGGGGCTTCCTTTGTAGAAGTAGGCATGACCTTTAGAGCCACGGGTGGGGCTAATATCGAAGCAGATACTATTAAACAGGCTGACGGAAGTTTTAAATCACTCGCACAAACTCCACTGGAAGAGCTTGGAAATGCCGCATCCACCGATACTCCCGCTGATTTCAATAAGGTGGTTCCTACTTTCCGAGCAGTAGTCACTGGGGCTGGCGGCTATAGCGGTAATGGTCAACTAAAGGTAGGCCAAACAGGAACAATTGGTGGAGACCTAGTTGTTGTTGGAGGATACAGCGGTAATGGCGAACTTAAAGCAGGACAAACAGGAACAATTGGTGGAGACCTAGTTGTTGGTGGGGGTATGAGTGGTAATGGTCAACTAGACCTTGGCGAAAATGCCTTAATCACTGGGGTGGTGGCAGTCTCAGGTACTACCCCTGACGGACAGGCTGGAGTTGTTTTAGACAGTAGAAACACTGTAAATGTCGAAGGCACTCTTAATACTTCCTATGCAGCTACACAAGTTGTTCCTCACACTCACACTTCATTTATTTGGACTCTCTTCGACGCGGACTCCACTGCTGGAACGACTTGTAACTTAGGAGAGGGTATAACTTCTCTAGGGGATGTTACCATTACCAAGAGTGTTGCAATTGGGGGTGCGGCAGCAGACACCGAATACTTCGAATTTGATATAGGAACTGATGGTGGAGGCTCGCAGTGGAGTGTTGCTGAATCAGTTGGAGTTTATAAAGTTACTCTTCATGCAGTAGTAGCTAACTCCGCAGTTAACCCCACCCTGACACTTAATATCAAGAGAAACGGAACTGCTGTTCACTCAGTTGTAAATAACTCTTATTCCGTTATCTCCCCACAGTCAATGTCTATGGAGTGGATTGGAGCCACTCGTAGTAGTTGGCCTATCACTGTAGATTGCGTTGCTTCTACAGGAAATGCTACGCTTAAAGCTGGCACGACCCTTAGTATAGTAAGAATAGCCTGATGAATACCCAAGATAAAAAAATTACTCTATCGAAAGATACCCTTATGCCACTCGGAATGGTTATCGCCTTATGCGGTGGAGTCGTGTGGATTAGCTCTCAACTTACTAATATTAATTATAAGCTTGATATGTTAGAAAGCAAGCTGGAGGATCAGTGGACTAAGCGCGACATGGAAAACTGGGGGCTTCGGCTAAAAATGGAAAACCCAGCTATGACGATTCCGAACGTAGAACTTAAAGATTAGTCTACAATGTGACCCGTTTTCAGTAAACGGACAACTCGTTGCGTATAAGTGCGCCGAAGGTTGTTTAATGTATTTGTCATATTCTCTAAGGTAATAACGCCGTCAGCCGATACACCATCAGAATCTAAGAAATTCCCTAATTCGGCATGAAGCCAGTTGAGATCGGCAATTTCTGATGAGTTTAGCTTGCTGCGTAATTCTTTAATTTCTTCGGGATTCTTCATATTACTTGGACTTCGTGCCCTTCCTTACTGTAGTGTCGTTTTCTAGCGAGTGAGTGTTCTCGCAAGTATTTTTCTTTATCCATAAAATCATAGATAAAGACCTTTTCTTTTGAATCGTGTCGGCGTAAAGCTCGACCCAATGCTTGCAAGGTAGCAATCTCAGACTTCATTCCTCTCGCATTGATGAGGTGGGTGATTTCTTCAATGTTAACCCCTGTTTGGAGGATTTTAGTACCAATGAGGATGCTAGATTCTCGGCATCCTCGGAATCGAGATATAGCTTCATACCTTTCTCCGACCGAATCGCACCCTTGCAAGAATTCACAATTGCCTCCAAGTAAGTTTTCCAAGGTTCTTCCGTGATCGAGCGATTTGGTAAGAATAAGTATGCGTGAGTTTTTGTTTTTACTTTTGATGTCATCTACAACGTCCTTAATTATTTTGTTTCTCTCTTCATTATAGACAATATACTCGTCATAGGCTTCTAGGTAGGACATATCTTCGTCCATACCGCTGGCCGTATAAGGTCTTTCAATGATTTGAATGAGGGGTTTGGTGAGCTTTCCTGAGTCTACGAGACTAGCTGTGTCCACAACGCTCCACACAGGCCCTAGGGAGCCTTCTAGATTGAGTTTAGGGATCGTATCGGACGGTGGGGTGGCTGTGAATCCGATGCGATACAGGGCCTTAGGGAAGCTCCTGAGAGCAGCGAGCGTAGTTTTGCCATTAGCAAACTCATGACACTCATCCACCATTAAAACTTCGGCTTCTTCAAGGTGCGTGTCGAGGATTCGTTCAATGCTCTGGACGGTACAAAGCATGATATCACCATCAATATAGCCCTCACCGTAACAAAGACCTACATTGTCCATGCCGCAGGTTTTAGTGAGGAAATCATAACTTTGTGTGAGTAGTTGTTTTGCATTAAAAAGAAGCACCATCTTCCTTCCAGCCAGTGCTTTTACTAATCCGGCCATAATAAGCGTTTTTCCTGAACCTGTAGGGGATTTAATGATTCCACGCATGTTACTCAAGCCGCGCTCAATTAGCTCTTTTTGGTAGTCGTAGTAGGTAAAGTCCCCAATTTCGTAGTTTTGAGGAGTTATTGAAGGCACAGAAGGTTCTTGGTAGATAATTTCAGGAGTACAATCAATCTTTTTAAGGTCTTCTAAGACTCGATTTAGGAGTCCAGTGCGAAAAGTGCCATTTCTAGCAATAAAATGTACATTTCCATCCCATTGTCTGCGCTTGTACGCTGGGGAATACTGATATCCGGGTGCTTTCTCAGAATATAGCCTATATAAAGCGTCCAAGATCTCTGGATTATCAGTCTCTATCTGTGAATTTAGTGTATCTACTAGGATTTTCATCAGACTATTATAGAATATATCTCTCTGACGAAATAGGAGTATTTTTATGACCGAACAAGCACCTCAAGCGGCTCCAAAGCCCCAAGAACAACTTAATCAGCTTTCTGAACAGCAGATTATTGACAATATCTTAGAGAACATGCCCTCTAATGATGAAGTTGTAGTCCAACTTCCTTCTAAAAATAAGTTTTATACACTAAAAGATCCCGCAAAGCCGATTAGCTTACGTCCGATGACCTTTGAGGACGAAAGAGCCATGATGACTAACAAAAGTGGAGGAGCAGATGTCCTTAACTTGTTACTTACGAGGTGCATGAGTAACTTAGATGTGGGGGCTTTGCTTCAAATGGACAAACTTTTCCTTATTATGAAGCTACGAGAGATTTCTTACGGCGATGAGTACTCTGCTACCATTACTTGCACAGAATGTAAGAACGAAAACAATATTAAGTTTACTTTAAGCAACCTCCCTGTGCGGTATGTTGAGGATGATCTTACTAATCCCATCACTATTTTACTCCCTGTCTTAAACAAGGAAGTAAAAGTAAGATTACCTAGAGTACAAGATGAAAGCTATTTTACTAATGCAGATAAAGCAATTGGAAACTTGTGGAGATTCGTAGAGTCCATCGCTGGATGCGAGGCTAAGACAGTTATCTCCAAAGTTATTCCTCAGCTACCGCTAAAAGACGCACACGTTCTTCTGGACGCTATGGGCGCAAGTCAATACGGAACCGACACCAAGGTTAGATTCGACTGTAATTATTGCTCTCACAGCGAAGTGATGGAGTTGCCTATCACGGCTGATTTTTTTACCGGGAAATAGTCGGATCTTTTAATTTAAAAGATCTGCTATATGAAGCCTATATACTTGTAAAGCATTGTCGTTTCGCCTACGGGGATGTTAAAGACATGAGCCGTTCCGAGCGAGCCGCGTTTTTAGAATTTTTATCCAAAGAGTTGGAAGAGCAAAAAAATGCAAGTAAACAACACAACAGTAGTAGATAGGGGAAACCGTCCAAATTTGACCCAGAGAGTGGGTCTAAGAACATACTTCATTAATGATGGAGCTTATATTGACCCTTATGAAATTAGTGGGGTGTCCATCTTTGCTGAAAGTGCTACGTTAAGCCCTAACTCAGTTCTCTCCAATGGTCTTGTTGCGTCTGTACCAGATATGCAGTTTGGTGCTTCGGGGGCAACGAGACCTGTTGGGGCCGTGGATTCTTCGTCTTTTGATGCAAGCAACTATGTGCCCTCTGTAACAGCGAGTGGAATCTATAGAATTAAGCAGGGTGAGTATGTTGTAGTTTTAGATCAGACTCTGGGCCTTTCGGGTATTTTTGGAGGCGATGACGGGACCGTTGTTCAAGCAGCCACTGCTTCTAGTGTAGGGGATTACGTCGATATGTGGACGGTGAAGCTGGCAGAAGCTTCTGACTACCAAGTATTTACTAATAAGTTTACCCTAAATGAGGATACGTTCTTTACCTTTACGGAGCCGCTTCTTCTTACGACATCAAACAAGCTAATGAATAAGCATGTGAGACTGGGTGAGAAAGTGGATCTTAAGTTGTCTACGGAAACTACTATTCAAAACCAAGATATCCAACACTCAGTGCAAAATATCTTTAAAGAATCTGTAATTACCAGTGCTACGGTGGAGATTAGGAAGGTCAACCAAGACCTACATTTCGATGGGCCGTTTACGGTTTCGTCTTTTGCGGAAACGGAGGCAACGTCTACAGTGCAGCCCGTCACGATTACTCAGGATAATACTATTATCTTGAACTGGGATACTACGTCTTTAAAGTATTTAGACTCATTCCAGAATGGAACTTTCGGAAGCCTAACAGGAACTTATAGTGTGCAAGCAAAGTATACCTTGCTAAATGAACTAATCATAAGTCCGCTGTTTTATCTCACAGTGTCGTAAGGAGGTGATTCATGAGATAGTCGTAGTTGTACTCTTTGGTACGAAGTGCGACAAATCCGCTTAAGTCGATGCCTCGCATAAGGGCATCATTCCAATCTTTAACTTCCGAAGGGGGATGGCAGATGTGCAAGTCTGCCATCCTTTTTATACGTCTAAGGTAATCAAATTTATTTACCCCTCGTTTCCCCGCATCATCATTATCGTAGCCGATAATAATTTTACCCTCAAACTCTTTCAAAGCTTCTACCTGAATCTCCGATACCGAAGACCCCATCGTACAGGTAGCGTTAACCCCTTTAAGTTGTAGCGAGATAGCGTCAAGAGGGCCTTCGCACACCACCACATGATCTCGTTCCATATCAAAAGGATAGAGGACATGGGAGGACTTAGGCCAACCCTCTGCTGGGTTTAAGTATTTAGGGGTCTGATCACTCAAAGAACGCGCCTGAAAGTAAAAAATTTCTCCATCTTCTTCAAAAGGGATAATCAAGCGACCAGCGTAGCGTCCCTTCCTAGAGACGTAGTACTTGGATTTCCCAGTCTCTAGGTTAAATAGCTTCCTCTCGTAGAGAAAGGTCCACGCCTTAAGCACCAGAGGGTTCTCAGAATCATGATCATCGAGAGTTACCGAAGTAAGGGCAAGGTCAAGGTCAGCCGCTGGCTGCTGCACAGGCTTTTTAGGTTCTAAGTTTTTAGTGAAGTTACCGTCAAGCTCCTTAAAAAGAATTTCGGACTCAGCTTGATTGTAGGTCATACCTTCTAGGTATGCGTAGATCTGGATAAAGTTTCCCTTATTCCCAGTCTTAAAACATTGCCACAGACCACTATCTAAATTGACACTCATGTGACGCTTGTAGTCATCGGTGACAAAAATGGACGGAATGATCAACTCCCTATCCCCAGAGGATAAACGGGAATCTTCGTTGAACTTCTCCGTCAGGTAGTCTCTAATAAACTGAGGTGCTATAATGTTCATAAATACTATTTCAGAATCCAAATCCAAGACATTCAAAGAATGTCAGCTTAAGTATCGTTTTCGGTATGTTGATCGAATTAAGGAAGAGAGGGTTAATACTGACCCACTTCACTTTGGGTCTTACATCCACAAAATCTTTGAAGATGGCTACCAAGCCAAGTCGCTTGCCGAGCTTACTGTTATAGCCGAGAACGTCAAAAAAGACTACACCTTCTCAGAAAGTTATAATCCGAAGATCAAGGTGTGCTTGGAGAACTTCCTAAGATTCAACGCATCCCTTTCGGAAACCGTCTCAACCGAAATGGTTTATGAGATCGTGCATGATGAAGAGAAGGATATCAAACTCAACGGTATCATTGACCGTGTGATTAAGGGAAAGGATGGTGGCTACCTCATCATCGACTACAAAACATCCAAGCGCGAACTGAGCGAACTGGACATGTATCAGGATAGACAGATGATGGGTTATGCATACGCTATCCACAAGAAGCTGGGTGTCTCCCTAGATAACATCGTGGTGGCGCACTACTACCCGCTGACCAACAACTTCGTCACATGTAAGTATTCTCCCAACCAGATTAAGCAGTATATCCGTGAGAAGGTGGATCAGATCTGGAAGATCCGCAAGATGAAGAAGCCTGACTTCAAGGCTATGCAGAATCAGTTCTGCAACTGGTGTGGGTACAAGAACCTGTGTCCTGAGTTTAACTCAGGAATGGTGTGCGAGCAAAGGCTTCAAGCACTAAAGGATGCCAAGAAGAGCAAGAAGAAAAACTAGGCTAATCCCTAGGTAGACGCAAACCACACCTAGCATATAAATAGACCCTAGGAACCCTGCCAAGCGAGGACTGCTCTCAGCCATGATATACGGCTGAAGCATTTCTTCAATATCATTTTTGTCGTGATTTGTCATTGATGATCAAAGGGTAGTATATAAATATATCAATAGAAGCAAAGAAGTTATCCACTTGTTCTCCAGAGTACCTACACTTCTTTGTCAAGTAATTATACAAGCTACTTAATTTAATAACTTTTTGTTTATTTAAGGATTCAAGTATCTTAATCTGAAAGTGCTTTACAAACTTCTCAGAGTACTTATATCTCCATTTCTCTACAAAATCTTTGTGTAGAGTAAAATTAATCAAATCCATAAAGTCTATTAAATCAATATCTGTATTCATGTTTATTATATGTTCTTAATATTAGAGACCCAATGAGCGAATTTTCAAAAGAAACCACTGAATTTTTGTCTGCGGTAGGAGGGGATCGAACGAAGTTTTTATCTCCCTCTACAGCCAGCGCAGACAGGATGACTCCGGGAGATATTATTATTTTCAGGTATTACTTAGGGGTTGGTCCCGGTAGTAGGGGTCAGCGCACAGCTTTAATAGTAAAGAGTAAACGAGGTGATGGGTCTTTTCCGGGAAAAGAAGGAACACTGGTATCTTGTTTTAAGTTGAATGGAGGTTCTGAGGAAGTTGTCAATACGATTCTAGAGAACCTATATAAGAAGAGACGCAGAGCTTCTTATTACGGTAAAATTAAAGAGAGCCTCATATCCTTACTGGGGATGGACAGCTACCGTACTTATAAGCTCAATCAAATGAAAAGCATTTGGAAAGTTCAGCTAGGAACATAGTATGGCAAGAAAAAGTGGAAACAAACAACAAGCTGAAGAGCTAAGAAAGCTAGTAGAGGCAGTCAATAAGACTAATACTCTCCTCGCCCAGCAAGCGTCTAAGAGGTCTACCGATGCCAAAGCTGCTGACGATAAGCGCAAGAAAGCTGCTAACGCCAGAAAAGAACGAGCCGTCATAGCCAAGGGGATGCTGGCAGTTAATAAGATAACTGCTGCTGCAACGGGAGCGATGAAGGATGCTTTAAACAGTAGCCTTAAGTTACAAGAACAAAGTCTAGGAAGGGGGATGAACCTTTCCCAAGTTATCGAGGCTAGTAGATCTCAGCAAGATCAGATGGTGGGCTCTTTAACTGGTTTTGGAAATGCAGTACAGATTGGGTATGAGCAGTTTGAGTCTGGGTTAAAATCAAGTAATGCTGCTACCAATGAGTTAGCCTTATACACGAAGCTTACGGGAGGAAATTCTAAAAAGCTTCTTAAGTCTTTGGCTAAAATGACGAGAAGTATGGATCTAACTGGGGACCAAGAAGCTTTATTGATGTCCTCTATCCAAGGTCTCTCTCAGAACTTTGGTATTACGTCTGAAGAACTTGTCGATAGCCTTAAGGGCTTGGACAAGGAGATGAGAACTTATAAGCTCCTAGGCATTGGAGCGGAGATTACGCAAGCTGGTGCTACCTTAACCGCTGCTATGGGTGTGCAAGCTGGTTCGCTCGGTACAGAGCTTCTCGCTACTCTTACCTCAGCAGAGGGCATGTACACTGCGGCAGCACTCGGCGTGACCCAAGAGAGGTTAGCTCTTTTAAAGGGTGAAGGTAGTGCTACTGTTAATGCTCTTAACATGGTAGAGAAGGCTGGCAAAATTGCTAAAGACAGAATTGATCAACTAGTTTCGGGAGGGATGGATCCTGCGGTAGCTATTCAACAACTAGAAAAAACTTTAGGAAGGGGAGTTGGTCAGGCTGCTTTAGCCTACGAGCAAATTAAAAAAGAAGCAGATAGAAATGGTAGAAGCATAGAAGAGCAATTTGCCGTTGCAAAAAGAAAAGCTGAGATTGATCAAGAATTTGTAAATAGCTGGCAGAACTTTAAATCTCAAGTGTTTAGCCCTCTGGTAGAGACAGTAACAAAGTTTACTTCTGGACTACTACAGTTTGCTGCACAAAATAAACCCATCATGGTTAAGATTGCTCAAGGACTAGTTCTTGTAGCAGGGCTTATTTCTGCATACCTAGCTGCTCAAACTGTAGGCAAGCTTGCAGGTGCGGCAGG